CCTTACTACTACTGCTACTACCTTTGTTACCACTCTTTTTAGATTTTCTTGAAGAAAAACCAGAACCTCTCTTATTGGTTTTGTTACCTACACCTCCACCAAATCCACCTTGAGTACCCCTCCTCGCCTTTGGAGGCTTTCTTTTAGGAGCAGGACAATATCCTCCAGATTTTGGTTTTCTTGTTATTCCTCCGTGTCTTCGTCTTCTTCCTCTTCCACTTCTTATTTCAGCGGCTGTCTGTCTTACAGGAATATATTCCTTTGATACAAAATCTCGTCCGCCTAATCCAACCTGTTTCATATTTTTTGGAACTCCAGTCTGATCGATCAACCTTTTACTGGCAGATGTTGATAAAATTTCACTTTCTACAGTGGTTCCAATCTCTTGTGATACAGATCTAGATTCTTCAGTTCCTATGTTAACGATTTTAGCATTTCTTACAGAAACTAAATTTTCTTGAACTGTATTGATTGATCCACTTGCATGGTAAATGTCTGAACCTTCAGTTGATGTCTCTTCTGGATCATTAGCAGGACTATCACACAATACAAAAGTTCTCTCCCCAGTTCGGAATGTGGGATTAACATTTTTATTTGGATCAGGTATAAAGAAACTACCTTGAATCGTAGAACTAAAGTCTGTGACAAATCTTAAATTTTTTATTTTTGCTTCAGCACCGGAAGTTCCACCTTTCAATATCATCCCCTCTTGAACATATCCATAAAAATCACCTTGTGGTTGATTCGCAAGAGAAACAATATCAACATTTAATATTGTTGAAGTTGATGAGTATGTATTAGGTATTACAGCAGTTGTCGCTCCACCTTGTAGAACTTGACCAACGTTTCCTGCAAAATTTTCTAAAGCTGTGTCTGCAACTTGAGCGTCTGTGTATGGATTTCGTGTATATACTCGTGTTGGTGCATCATGAGGGCCTTCTTTATGATTTGAGACTGCAGCTCTGAATTGAATATATGGTCTTTCAGATGCTACATTTGGATCAGATTTAACTGTTCCAGTAATTGTTTCTCCAACTGAAAATGCTCCCGACACCATTTCAATTTCAATTAATTTTGGAACGCAATACTTAGTAACGTTTACTCCATCAAAGAAAGAATATAATCTCGATTGTGGTTTAAAACCTTTTCCGTCAAAAGTAACATTTCTTGATCTTATCGTTGGAGTAATCTCCGTGTTAAGAACCTTTTCACCTAATGATGTTTTGTCAAATTGTTCCGTAATAAGTTGCCTCGTGCCTTCTCTTGTTGCAGTTCCAGTTTTAAATCGGTCGGTAAATGTATCTTGAAAAGTGGTTGTGTATGTTCTCTCAAATGTATAAAAAGTCGTACCATATCTTCTTCTAAGATAATCTTTATCTGTCTTTTCTCTTCTTTTTGCAACTCTTGTCTGTTCTTTTACTCCTGTCCAAGTAGTTTGCCAACCACCCCATAGAGTTCCTGTTAAACCTGTTTGTGGATCAAAACCACCAAATCTTCTTTCAGCTGTTCTTGTAACCTCTGCAAAATTTCCCTCAATTTCAAATACATTAGGTTCTACTTTAACGGTATTTACCCAAGTATCACTGTCTGGAGATAATTTAACTGTTCCCTTCCAGAAGTTAATCATGAAAGGAGTTACACTCTCACTTCTTGTTCCAAAAGGTTGTCTCAAATATTGAACTTCATCATAATCAAGTGTAATTATGTCTCCTGTTTTTCTTATTAGAGATCCTTCAGGTTGAACTCCTGTTTCATAAATCGTGTCACCATCAACAGGGCCAACTTGTAAGTCTATCGCATTTGTATAATGTGATGGTCTTAATTCTTTATTTGTTGAATCAATACTATTTTTGATTGGTATATCAGATTCTTGAGGTTGGAAGGTAGTGAAATTGTCAACGAAAAATCCCGATTTAAATTTGTTTAACCCATCCTCATCAGGAACAAATAAATTAGCTGTTGTTGTTTCAAGTAAAGAGAGAGAAGTATAATATTCAAGATTTTTGATTCTAGTTTCAAGATCTCTTATGTCTTTCATTCTATATCTCTTATGTTTCAAGAATGTGACATTCGCTTCTGAAACATCAAAAAGATATGGTGGAAGAGTAATTGTTGCTAATTCAAGAGAATCATCAGTAGTAATTGGTGGTTCAGGGTTATCTGAAGGGACACCCTCAGATACAACAATATCACCATATTTTGTAAGATATAATTTATCAATTCTTCCCAAATAATGAGAAAAATCAACTGTTATTGATTCATCAGACGCTAATATATTTGCAGCAGAATTTCCAGATGCATTTAATGATCTACCTAAAAATTCAAGAGGTGATCTATTACTTTCACTTACAGTATAATCCGAAACTCTAGGTCTAATATCAATCAAATCGGTATTACGATGCTCATTCACTGATTGAATATCATATTTGTAATCCAAATCTTCATAAGAGTTTACAGTTGTGATATCTCCTGTATCACTAGATTCAAAGAATGCCTTAGAAAAATATATTTTTATTTTTTTAGATGGAGCATCTACGCCACTCTTTCTTGTTACAAATCCGTGATTATATAAAGTGCTTCTTTGTCCATTATTAAAAGTAAAATCTGCTGATATATTTCTTGAAGGAACATCAACCGTGTTTACTACTGCTTGAATGTTAGAGGATTCAAAAAATACAGATTCTCCCTCAATAAATTCACTTTCATTTATTGGAATGCATGATATTTGAGAATCTGACAATTGTTCAGTAAAAATCGCAAGTGTACCAGATGTTTTTCCCTCTAAAATCTCACCTATTAATAAATCTGTGGTGGTCGCATCAATGGTGTTTATTGATGATAATGTCAACTTTGGTGCAGATGGATCACTTGTATCAGTAGATTCAAAAATTCCATGTATATCTAAAACATCAGGTGTATTTAAAGATATTTTTTCATCTTGCACACGAGTTCCAAAAGGATAACTTCCAAATGTTAAACCATCATTTAAGGTTGTTTTGCCAATCCCAGATCCAGATAATTTTGATTTATCAACTAAAATAGTATTTACTAACTTTCTTCTTTTTACTTTTGCTGTAGGTTTTACTTTATTCAAAGTTGCAATCAAAGTCGCCTCTTGATTAGCACTCAAATCTGAACCTATGTTACTTATTTGAAGAGTTCCATTTCCATTCGTAAAAGTAAACTTATCATCAGTTAGGATTTCAGTTGTTCCGTCTGCACGTATTAAACTATATCTCTCCTCATCAAAAGGTAAAAATGTTTCATTATCACCAGCCTGAACAGCAGTTGATAATTCATCAGATGATGCGTTTATTGAAACGTTAAATACTTTTCTTATCGATAAAGACGCATTATCTAATGATACATCAGATATTACATTTCTTGGTAACGGCGTATAAAGTGTATTATCATCTGATCTTTCAAATGGAGATGTAACAAGTGTTAAATCAGGAACTTCAACAGATGCACCAGCCGTTCCTAATGGCAAAAATCCCTCCACTAATCCTGATACTGTAGTAACACCTGTAACAACGACATCGTTAGTGTTAACAGCAGTTACCCTTGCTAAAGTTTTATTATTTTTACCAAGACCACCAAATTTTAAAATATTACCAACTTTTACTTTTCCGGGAAACTGAGGATTTCCACTTGTAATTGTACTAACTCCAGATCCACCACTACCTGTTGAAGATGTTACATTTGCAGAACCGAATATAAATTCATCTCTTAATTTAACATCACCTGTGAATGTTCTTGCAAAACCAACATCACCACTACTTTGATCTGTTAATCCTGGCCCTCCAAATATTGATTTTACATCTCTTATACCAAAATTTGTCACCGCAACTGACACGCGAGAATTTTCAATACCATTGAATATCAATGGTTCATTTGGAATAAACTCTCCTGATGTTTCATAAACCTGTAAAGATGTCGTTGCAGATATTGCAGATCTTAAAAATCCTGTGGCGTTACTATACTTTCCTTTAATAAATGTAGGTGTTGAAAGTGTGTGGTCTGCATTTAATGTTATCTTTGTAAAAGTTTGAATATCATATAATGATATGTCATATTCATTGATATTTGAATTTGATGTATTGTAAGAACCTGACTCAAGTGCAAAATCATACACTCTCGCTAAACCTATTTCTTCTCCGGGAGCAGACATAATATTAGCTGCGCTTTGAGTGCCTGATCTTTGATCTCTAAGACTTACAATATAAGTGTTACCAACACCAACCTCTGGAGATCCTATTACTCGATTTAATCTTAATGATGATCCAGTTTTATAAGGTATTGCTTGATTTTTATGCTCTAATACATCTCTTGGTTTATCAAAATCTGCAAACTCATTTCCTGTTTTTGTAACTTCATATCCTTTAACATATGCTTTACCGGATGATATTTGATATAAACCTAGTTCATCATTTGCCTCTCCGCCATCCTCTGTTGTTCCACCATCAGGATAAACACCATTGTTTCCCATCAAATTATTTGCAGACTCTCTTATTTTTATTGAAAATGGTTTTACTATGTAATCTCCAGACTCATCATAAGTTCTTCTTGCAAATTCATCAGCAACCAAATTATATTGAGGTGTAGTTGTTTGTGTTTTAACATCACCATTCACAAATGATGCTAATTCAACAAAATCATCATCATTTAAATCATTTAAATCTTTGAAATGTAAAGCACATGATATTTTTAACCTGTCTGCTCCCGGTGCAGCGAAGTTATTGAATCCCTTTGAGTTATCAGTTAGATTTGGATCCTCATCTGAATTTATTGTTTCTTCTACAATTTTTAGTCCGACTCTACCGGTAGGGGCATTATCATATTGATCAAGCAATATAGTTTGTGCGTTTACTGTTACAAAATTGCCTCTAATAAAGTAAACACCATCATTTATTGAATAAGCAGAACCCACAGCGGTTGCATTAACTGATACTGTGCTTGCAAAAGCTTCACCAGCTGGAATGAAAGTACTATTTTCTGTTCCAGATACAATGTTAATATTTGTAATTAAATTTTCAGCGTCATCAAAATCATCTAATTCTCTTGTAATATCACCAGCTGTCTCATATTGAACATAAAGTGTCAATCTATCTGCTTCTGATTCTTCTGCAGGTAATATTTTTACAACTGTTGCACTTACTCCAGAAGTTGCTCCAATTATTTTTTGTCCTAATAATTGATCAATGTATGATTGAACTGTAATACCAAGATATTCATTATTAATTACGACACAATCATAATTATCGTTATATTGTGTATTTCCGGGAATTACTTTTGATCCCTCTTTAAAAAAGTGTTGACCAAACTTAGCAATTTGATTTTGTAATATTGATTGTAAACCAGTTAACTCTCTTGCCTGAACAGGTGTACCAGGCTTAAACAATACTTTATAGTAATTGTCATCTGGATTAAAATCGTCAAAATATGGCGATACATTTAAGTTGGTAGTTTGAGCCATGAGTTATTAGAACTGTAATATAACTTTGATGTCTTCTTTTTGATTAGAAGAACGTGTGATTGCTGGTCGATGATCGATATAAAGCATGTTTCCAGAATATTTTTTAACCTCTGGATTAGATAAACCACTTGTAAATGTTTGACCAAGATAATATGTTCTATTATTTATTGAGGTAGAAAGACCATCAAAACTTGTGTTAATACCAAGAGAAATGCTTCCTCCTGTTATATTTACACTACCACCGTCTGACACATTTGCTGTAAATCTATCAGCATTAAATCCATATATTGGTGTCGTTGTCGCTGCACCTACAGTTGTAAATCCAGCCATAGTACGATCTTGCCAGTATTTTAAAACGCCTGTTAGTTGATCATAACTAATTACTTTTCCAATCGCAGTTACACCTGTGCCTGTTGTTTGAGTTATTATTGAATCGGGAGTGAATGTAGCACTACTATATCCAGTACCAGTCAGACGCATGGCATAAGCAGCACTCGCTTTATTTAATGTAAGTATTGATGATGATCCAAATGCTTTTGGGTTCTCAAGAATACCTATTCTCGCAATTTGATTACCAGTGATGAAGTCTGGGTTTTCTGAGTCATTTTCAATTCTTGAATATACTAATGCATTTGTTGCACCTAACTCTTTATAGATGTCTGCACCATGACCACCAGTTGGAGGTATTATTACATCAAGTTGCGGATATGAGTCTGGTCTTGGTAAACCACCAGCAACAATGTCCACGGTTCCAAAAGTATAATTAGAACCTTGATTTGTAATATCGACTGAGCCAACTTGTTGATCTGCATTTACAACAACTGTGCACTCAGCACCACTACCATCACCTTTGATTGGTACCCTAGTATATGTTCGATTTGCAGTTCCCAATCCTACGCCACGATTCTGAATGACCACTACT